CTTGGTGGTCATTATGTAATGATGAATACTAAACTAGAACAGACAGAAGGCGATGACTTCACTGTTGCAAACGACTTTAGAGAAGTTGGTATCATTAGAAACCCAACTAACTTTGGAACAACAACTGTTGCAAGTGCATCTCAAGTAAGACAGACCTATGCAATCGTTATGGCAGCTTCTCCTTCATCTCCTTATGAGATTGATGAGAAGATTACTCAATCAACTACTGGTGCAGTAGGTAAGGTTGTAGAATGGGATGCAACAAGAAAAATTCTTTATTATCAACAAGAACAATATGCCAATTATGGTATCGCATCTTCTGGTAATCATGTCGCCTTCAGTGGTGCGAACACTGTAACAGGTGCTTCCTCTGGTGCTGCGGCAACACCGTCAGCAACTGCATCACAGGCAGTAACACTTGCTGGTGGAACGGTTGTAACTTTTGGTTCTGGATATCTAAACCCAGAGTTAGAAGCAGATAGTGGTGACATAATCTATGTCGAAAACAGACGCCCGATTTCTCGTGCATCAGACCAAACAGAAGATATTAAAATCGTAGTGGAATTCTAAAAAATGGAAAAAACCAATCTCAATGTAGCACCTTACTATGATGACTTTGCAGAAGACAAAGACTTTCATAGGGTTCTCTTTCGTCCAGGCTTTGCCGTACAAGCAAGAGAACTAACTCAACTACAGTCTATTCTCCAAAATCAAATTGAGAAACACGGACGGCATATGTTCAAAGAAGGAACAGTTGTCATCCCAGGCGAAATTGGGTTTACAAATGAATTCTACGCAGTCAAAATTGACTCAACACTAAGTGGTACAGATATTTCTGCAAACGTACAAAGTTATGTCGGTAAGAGAATTACAGGTACAACTAGTGGAGTGGTTGCAGAAGTAATCAAGGTTACAGCAGCAACTACTAACGACCCAATCACATTATTTGTTAAGTATATTAGAACTGGTACTGATAATGTAACTACTGTATTTGCAAACGGTGAAAGAATTTCTGCAAACGGAGTAGTCGGTTCATTCGGTTCAGGTATAGACTCTGCACAACTTAATTCTACAAACGCAACTGCAATTGGTTCTTCTGCAAATATTGAAGAAGGTGTTTACTTTATTCGTGGACATTTTGTAAGAGTTGCAGCACAAAGAATTGTTCTTGACAAATATTCAGACACTCCATCATATAGAGTTGGACTATCTATTGCAGAATCTTTACAGACACCAGAAGAAGATGGTGACCTTCTTGATAATGCACAGGGTACTTCAAACGTAAATGCAAAGGGTGCTCACAGATTAAAGTTCACTCTTACTCTTTCAAAACTTGATTTGACATCTGCTGAAGATGAAAACTTTGTAGAACTTATTCGTGTAGACAATGGAGTTATGCAAGTAAAAGCAAGAAACACAGAGTATAGTGTGTTGGGGGAAACTCTTGCAAGAAGAACATATGACGAATCTGGTGACTATACAGTTAGAGACTTTCAGTTTGATATTAGAGAAGCTGCTGATGATGGATTGAATAACGGTGTATATCCTACAAACGCAACTACCGATGATGGTGGACTTGCTACAGATGACTTGTTGTCAATACAAGTATCTCCTGGCAAAGCATATGTTCGTGGATATGAAATTGAAAATATCGCACCAAAATATATTGATTTGCCTAAACCAAGAACCTTTGAAAATTTCAATGGTTCTGTTACTCCAGTTGAAGTTGGTAACTTTGTACTGGTAGATTCTGTACACGGTGCTCCTGAAATTTCTCCACAGATTGCTGGTGAGATTGCAGAACCATACAGACTTGTAACTCTTAGAGACACACAGACTGCAACTCGTGGTACTGCTGCTGGTTCTCAAATTGGTTTTGCTCGTGCTCGTGCATTTGAACACTCTGAAGGTAATACTGGTGGTAGTGTTGCTGCAACGGCATCTGCTTCGGTCACAACTTCAAAATACAAACTTTACATCTTTGACATTCGTATGCTAACAGACCTTACGATGTCTGCCGCTCCTTCTGCACTTGTAACTGGTGCAAAGGTTACTGGTGTTAACTCTGGTGCTTATGGTTATGTAACTTCTGCATCAAGTTCAACTAAGATTTCACTTGGTTCTGTTGTAGGTACATTTACGCCTGGCGAAAAACTTAGTTCAACCTCTTCTACAGAAGCAGATGAGATACTTGAGAATAGTAGTAATGTAGACATTACTATTAGTGCAGTTGTTAAACACGCATTTGATGCTGTTAAACAAATTGCAATGGATGACCCAGACACAGGTGATGCTGACTTTACAGCAAATGCTATTCTTAACTCAAACCTTACTCTTACTGGACTTGTAACATATACTGGTTCAGGTACAACTATTAATGGTTTCCAAACAGACTTTACAAACGAACTTCGTGTTGGAGATATCGTTGCATTCCCTTCAGGCGCCGCTGGTGCATTAGAAGAAAGAAAAGTTACTGCTGTAACAAATGCAAACACTATATCAATATCTGCTACTCTAAGTAATGGCATCACTTCAGTTGGTGCAACACGAAAACGTGTAACTATTACTGACCAGAACAAAAATATTCTTCTTCGTAAGTTGCAGAAGAATGGCATCAAGACCCTACTGACCGAAAACAATTCTGGTGTATCAGATACTTCTATTATTATTAGACGTTCTTTTGCTGGTACTTCAAACGCATCAGGACTTGTAACATTTTCTGCTGGGTCTAACGAAACATTCAATGCAATTGATAATACAGACTACGTTCTTATGGTATCAAAAACTGGTGCTGGTTCTGCTGCAACTGGAGATATTATAAACCTTTCTGCAAGTAATGTTACAGTCGCTGGTTCTGGTACGAACGCTCTTTCAATTACATCTTCAGCCTTATTGGGTAACGCTGCAAAGGTTAGACTGATTGCAACTCTTACAAGAACAATTGTAAATTCAAAGTCTAAAACCAGAAACAGAATGCATCAAGTCTTAGTTGACAACGATGGTGTTGCTGGTGGCGCTGCATATGGTTCTTCTGCTCACCACAAAGATATTTCATTGGGTGTTGCAGACGTTCATAGACTTTACGGTGTATTCGACTCAGAAGATGCAAGTGCAAACCCAACACTTCCACAATTCACAGTTACAGGTGCAAGTGGTTCATTTACAAAAGGTGAACTGATTACTGGTTCAACAACTGGTGCAATCGCTCGTGTGATTAACCCAATCTCACCCATTACATTCATTACATTGAATTCAATTAGTTTTGGTTCAGGAGAAACTATCACTGGTTCAGAGAGTTCATCTACTGCAACACTAGCTACATTTACTGCCGGTTCTCGTAATATAACAAATGATTTCGTTATGGATACAGGACAAAGAGATAACTTCTATGATATCGGTAGACTAGTTCGTAAGGCTTCTGCAATTGCTCCTACTGGAAGATTGCTGATTGTATGTGATTACTTTGACCATGCTGCTGGTGACTTCTTTACTGTAGATTCATATAGTGCAATTGACTATAAAGATATTCCAATCTATACTGCTACTCGTGTTGACCCAGAGGTTGCAGAACCTACTGGTGAATATGATTTGCGAGATGCTGTAGACTTCAGACCAAGAGTTGCTAATGCAACAACGTCAACAGTGACCATTCAAAATCAGACAACGAACAAAGTCACTTCAATGTCATTCAACTTTGAAGCACGTTCCTTCTCAGGCACAGGTTCTTCTACAACCGACATACCAAAAGATAATTCAAACTTTCAATATGACTTTGATTTCTATGTTGGACGTATCGACTCACTATTCCTAACATCACAAGGTCAGTTCAAGGTTGTAAGTGGTACTCCTTCAGAGAATCCAATTGAACCGAAACCTTTAGATGATTCAATGCATCTTGCTAGAATTAATATGAATCCATATATTCTTGATATTGCTGATGCAGACTATACAAGAATTAATAATCGCAGATACACAATGCGTGACATTGGTAAACTTGAAAATCGTATTAACAATATCGAATACTATACTGCTCTATCTCTACTTGAGAAAGAAGCACAAGGTGTTGAAATTCAAGATGCAAATGGACTTAACAGATTTAAGTCAGGTATCATTGTTGATAACTTCAAGGGTCATGCAACTGGTGATGTAAAACATCCAGACTATCGTGCTGCAATTGACATGACAGCAGGAGAACTTCGTCCAAAATATTATATGAAGGGTGTATCTCTTGTTGAAGAAAATACAACAAATTCAGAAAGAACGAATGACCAGTATCAAAGGACTGGTGATGTTCTAACACTTCCATACGAACATAAGGTAACTGCATCACAACCGTATGCAACTCGTGTAGAAAACCTTAACCCTGTATTGAACTTTGCTTGGGCAGGTATATGTAAATTATCTCCATCTGGTGATGAGTGGTTTGAGGTTGAAAAACTTCCAGACGTTATCATCAATAGAGAGGGTAACTTTGATACACTTGTAGCACAAAACAGAAACGCAATCGGAACTGTTTGGGGTGCATGGCAATCACAATGGGGTGGTACTGTTACCACTAGAACAGAAACCTTTAGAGATACCTCGTGGGCCCGTGCTAGAAGCACTGTTCCATTTAGACCTATTCTTAGAAGAACAGTACTCACAACATCTGACGGTGGGCCTCTAATTAGACAAGGTATTAGTACTCAAGTTATTCCTCAGATTGATATGGAATCACAAGGTAACAGAGTAATATCTCGTGCAATGATACCTTTCATTCGTGCAAAGAATGTTACCTTTATTGTCACTGGTATGAAACCTTTGACTAAAGTTTATCCATTCTTTGATAAGACTTTGGTAACTAATTATGTAACACCACAAGGTGGTTCTACTGGTGGACAACTAGTAACCTCTGCTGCTGGTAAGATTGAAGGTGTGTTTGCTATACCTAATCCTAACACTAGAGGTAATCCTCAGTTTAGAACTGGTGATAGATTGTTTAGATTAACTTCTTCTGCAACTAACCAACAGACACCAGAACCAGAAACATTTGCTCAATCTGTATACTCTGCAACTGGTATTCTTACTACAACTGAAGAGACATTCATTGCAACAAGAAACGGTGTAGTAGCAACTAGAAGTGTTAATGAGACTGCCGGTAGTGGTGGGCGCCAACCTAACAATATTCAACCAAGAATTGTTGGTTGGTGGGATCCGCTTGCTCAATCGTTTATGCCTCAGGCAGACGGTGGTGAGTTCATTACTAAGATAGATGCTTTCTTCCAACAGAAAGATGATGACCTTCCAGTTACTTGTCAGATTAGAGAAATGAAAAATGGTTATCCTACAACTAAGGTTCTTCCATTTGGTTCTGTGACATTTGAACCATCACAGGTAAGTATATCTGATGATGCTTCTGTTGCAACGACCTTCTCGTTTACTGAACCTGTCTATGTGAAGAATGGTGTAGAATATTGTATCGTCTTACAGACAGATTCAAATAAGTATCTTGCATGGATTTCACGAATGGGTGAAGTGGATGTAGGTGGTTCTCGTTTGGTTTCAGAACAACCATACCTTGGTGTTCTTTTCAAATCACAGAACAATACTACTTGGACTGCATATGACTTTGAAGATTTGAAATTCAATCTTTATCGTGCTCAGTTTGATACTTCTAAGACTGCGACTATTACATTGAATAACGATGTACTTCCAGTAAAAGAATTAGACCCAAATCCAATCAGAACTATTAGTGGTCAATCACTTGTAAAGGTTACACATCGTGACCACCATATGTATGACATAGATAACAATGTTACAATCGCTGGAGTTTCCTCTGGTATTGGTTCAACACTGAATGGTGTTCTTGCTGAAACAAACACTACTAGTTTAAGTCTTTCATCTTCTTCTGGATGGCCTACTTCAGGAACAGTCCATGTGAAGATTGGTGATGAGGTAATGTCAGGTACAATCTCAGGAACAACAATAGGTGGAAGTTCTGCTGGGGATTTAACTCGTGGAGTTGAGGGTTCAGCTTCTGCTCACTCAAGTGGTGCTGCAGTAGAATTATATCAGATTAACGGTATTCCTTTGACACAGATTAATAAAACTCATAGTGCAATTGCAAATATTGGAATTGATTCTTATACTGTTGTGACAACAACTGCTGGTGGTTCTACTGGAACAACTGGTGGTTCAAGTGCAACTGCAACAGAGAATGCTTCAATGGATGTTATCCAACCTTTCGTACCTACGATTGAGTTTGCTGATACATCTCTTAGTGTTAAGTGTAGAACAACTAGTGGAACTTCTCCAGATGGTAGTGAGAATTCCTTTACTAAACAAACTCTGTCTCAGGCACTTGACATACCATTAGAGGATACATATTACTTTGCAAATCCAAGAATTGTTTGTTCTCAAGTAAATGAAACTAACGAACTACAAGGTGCAAAATCACTTAATGTAATTTACACAATGACCTCTACTAAAGATAATCTATCTCCAGTTGTTGACTTGGATAGAAAATCTGTAGTTGCGATTGCAAATAGATTGGACAATATTGATAGTTCATCTGATGTATTCCCAACAACTGATTATGTATTGCCGACTGACCCAGACGGTGATAACAATGAGGTTATCTATTGTACTCGTAAGGTTACACTCAAGACCCCTGCTAATTCTATCAAGACATATTTGGATGCAGTCAAGTTTGATAGTGCTGAAATCCAAGTTATGTATAAGATACTTCGTTCAGACGATGCATCAGACTTTGATGAAATTGGTTGGGAATATTTCAACACAAATGGTTTACCAGATGCGACAGTAAACGCTTCAGTAGATAACAATGACTTTATCGAAAGAGAATATACTGTAGAAGGTCTTCAAGAATTTATCTCCTTTGCAATCAAGATTAGGATGCAAGGAACAAATAGTTCTGAACCTCCTCGTGTCAAAGACCTAAGAGCAATTGCATTGGCGACATAACATGGCAGAATATATTCCAGTACAAGACCACAATAATTTAGGTAGAGATGTTAATTCTAACGCTATAGTCAACACAGATTTATCTGCATACGAAAGAGCAGTATCTCGTTCTCGTGCGGCACAAAAAAATAAAGATGAGTTAAGAGATGCCGTAAGGGACATAAATAGTCTAAAGTCAGAGATGCATGAAATTAAATCTCTATTAATGCAAATGATGGATAACAAATAATGGCAGACCGTAACGCACCAGCAAGTTTTACCTTTGAAGAGTGGAGAGTAGAATTCAATGAACTCGCAGTAGATGTGGGTGATATTGCTAATCTTCCTTCAACCGTAAATGGTAACAATGTCACAGATGTTATTGAAGCAATTAAAGAATTGGAAAGTGGACTTAGTTCAGTTCTATTTCCAACAGTAATTGACTTTGATGACTCAACTGGAGTTGCCAGTGAACGAATTAAATTCGGCCTCCATGACGATTTACAAATATACCATGATGGTTCAAACTCAATAATTAATCATACAGGCACAGGTGGATTGCAAATTACATCTGACGCAACAACACTTACAATGCCAGTTGGTAGTGGAGTGATTGCAACTGAAGGTTTTGGTATTGCTCTTGCAGTTGCGCTTGGGTAATCGGTATAAATAGATTAAACAAAGGAAGATAAAAGAATGGCTAATAATTTTAAGAATGCGTTTGCGACTTCTATTTCAACAAATAGTTCGTCACCGACAGACGTATATACTTCAAACAATGGTTCTGCCTGTAACTCAATCCTTATCGAACTTGATGTAGCAAACACAGGAACATCTGCTGTACAGGTGACCGTTCTTATTCGTGACAGTTCTGCTAACGCAGCATTTCACATTGTAAAGAACGCTCCAGTGCCAGTTGGTTCTGCATTGAAAGTTGTATCAGGACAGAAGGTTGTGTTGAATGGTGATGATAAATTGCAAGTATATGCTTCTGCAAATACTGTAGATGTGGTTGCATCAATTCTACAAGATGTAACATAAGGGGTCAAGAATGTCTGACGCATATATCGGAGTATCAACACCCAACAGAGTATCTGCTGCATTTCAGAAAGAGGATTTCCTCGGTTCTGATTTGGGTAATATTACTGTAAGTGGTATAACATTCGCTAGGGCATATGCCTTAGACACTGAAGTGCCTGGGTCAAACGCAGAAAACATTATGGTAGTTTTGGACAACGTGGTTCAAGAACCAGATGTTGCTTTCACCATTCACGAGGACGCAAATAGTCTTCCTAAAATAATTTCTTTTAGTAGTGCAGTATTATCAACCTCTACAATATATGTAACCCATAGAGGTATTGGTTCATTCTCAATGAAACCACCTACAGGTTCAATTGGTGCAGACCAACTTGCTGCAAACTTAAAAACATTTACTACAGACGCTTTTACAGGTGATGCTTCAACTGTTGCATTTACTTTATCAGAAACTCCTGCCGTTGCAAGTTCAGTTATGGTTTTCGTGGATGGTATCTTACAGAAGGTATCGACAAACTATGCAATATCTGGTGCAACATTAACATTCACTTCTGCCCCAGATGCAAGTTCAGAGATTGAAGCAAAACACATGGGTATGCGTGGAGTAATGCGCCGAAGCCCTGATTATGTTTATGATAGTTTCACAGGTGATGGTTCTGATACTACATTTACTTTAAGTAACGGTGGTGTTCCAACAAATAGTGCTTTTGTATTTTACAATGGTATTGCTTTGAAACCAACAACTGACTATTCTATTAGTGGTAATGTTCTAACAACAACCTTTGCACCAGTTAATGCATCGGAAATCATGGTGAGGTATCAAATCTAATGTCAAGTAATTCAAAATTAATAGCAGAAACACAATTAGGTGGTCATTCAGACCAAACTGGTGCTCTTGATATCCCTGCTGGAACAACTGCACAAAGACCATCAAGTCCTTCAGCTGGTTACATTAGAATGAATACTACACTCAATAAAATGGAGATGTATAATGGTTCTGCATGGGTAGGTGTAGGTGGTTCTGAATTAAGATTATATGCAGTGACCCCAACAACTGCTGCTGTAGCAAACACTTCCTTGAGTATTACTGGTGAAGGGTTTGTTAATGGTGCAACTGTTCATTTTGTATCTGCCGCAACTGGTACTTCTACCTCTGCTGCCAGTGTTTCTTTTGTAAGTGCAACCAAATTAACTGTAACTACACCAACACTCGCAGTCGCTGGAGAACCTTGGTCAATCAAGGTAACAAATCCAGATGGTACAATTGCTGCAATGGAATCTATTCTAGACGCTGGTGGAACTCCAACATGGAGTACTGCTGCTGGTCAGGTTGGTGCTACTACTGTGCAAAATGCTGCTTTCTCTTCCTCAGTTGCTGCGTCTGACCCAGATGGTACTACTATTGTTTATTCGGAAAGTGGAACAGATGTTCTAACTGGAAGTGGTTCTGGTAAACTTGGATTTACACTTAACTCTGGCACAGGTGCAATTGCTGGTACAATGCCTGCACTATCAAGTGATACAACATTTAACTTTACACTTGGTGCATCAGATGGAACAAACTTAACAACACGAAATTTTAATATTGGGGGAATTGCCGCCCATCCAGTTAATTATATATTCAGAGGTTCTGGAGAAGGTGGAAGTGGTACATCAGATACCACAGTATGGAATCAACAATGGACATCGTATGGTTGGCATCATAACTCAAATGGTTCATCTAATGCAAACACAACAAGAATTATGTCAGACTTGAATGGTTCAGCAGGAACAGGTTACGGTATTACACAAGCGATTAGAACTACCCCTAAAGTTACCATTCCATCGACACACAATAAAATGCAGATTAAAACCCCTAGTATGACTGGTACAGGATACTTAATTTTATCATCCACTACTTTCAGTGCTGGAAGTTATGCTTATGCCTCTGGCGCAACATATCCTGGCACTGGATGGACTGGCGCTGTTGGTTTCTCTGGTTCTGACACGGTACTTACCTTGCCAACAATTGCAAGAGGTGATTGGTATCTTGGTCTTGTATGTTATGGTGGTCAGAATGCCAATGTATATTTTGAAATAACATTGCTTAGAACATATTATGAGGCATAATAAATAAGAGTATGAAAAATAAAGGTAGAAACTAAATGGCATATATAGGAGCAGCACCAAGTTACGGTGTATTCGACAGACAGGTATTGACAGGTGATGGTACACTAACCACCTTCAATCTAGACCACATGGCAG